GATCTCAAGTCTGCCGCAGACGAGTTCTTTGCGTTGAGGACCTCAGGAATGCTGACGGGAGCGCAGGAAACAAAGTACGGACAAGCCGTTGACCTGGCCGCCGAGAAGCTGACGCCAACCGGGATGTCTGGTGTTGTGGCGGCGCCTGTCGCAGTCAATCCGCCAGACAAAGAGCAGATGCAAATGGCAGCAATGGACGCCGCCGGCAAGCAGGCGGAAGTCGCTGGCACGTTCTCGTCCGTTAATCTCGGCGGAATGGGATTTGGTGCCACATTGGCGCAGCAGCAGCTTGACGTGCTAAAGCAGATCAAGGGCAACACCGACCAGATCGGTGAGGAAGGGGCGGTGGCAGCGTAATGGCAGCACTTGTGTGGGTAGAAGACGGCGACTCGAGGCAGGCCACAATCGTCAGGCGTGGCAAGAAGGCTACGTCAACAATGACGAAGTCGTACAAGATCTTCGGCACTGCCGACGATGTGACGCTGCACAACGCGATCAACGCCGAGATCACAGCAAACGGAAAATACTGGTCGTACCCAGGCGTCTCTGGAATGAATCTGATGGCAGAGTCTTACTCTGTCTCGTTCCTCGGCGACAACGCTTGGCAGCTGACGATCAACTACGAGAAAAATGGCGCCGAGGACGGCACAGATCCGCTGAAGCGTGCTCGATCGTTTGACACGACCGGCGGAACGCAGCACATCACTCAGGGCAAGAAAACTGGAACACGCGAGCTTGATTTTGCGACCGAAGGCGAAGGCACTACCGACGTCTATGAAACTCGTTTTCCGTCAAGTGCCCCAGATCTTAAAGGTGTAATCGCCGTGGACGGGAACGGGGTAAACGGCGTTGACGTCGTGACTCCTCAATTGCAATGGCAGGAACAATATGATGTGCCGAATTCCTATGTGACCAGCGCGTGGATTCGCAAAGTGGCAGGAGTTACAGGGACAACAAATGCAGCCGGCTTTCGAGGGTTTGAAGCTGGTGAGGTATTATTTGTAGGGTGCAGCGGATCGCAGGAGTGGGACGACCAAAGGGGCAAAGGGCCGTGGTCTTTGACGTTTCGGTTTATTGCATCCAGAAACGTCACTGGTGAAAAAATTGGTGATGTCACTGGAATCAGCAAAAAAGGCCACGAGTATCTGTGGGTGCGATACGAGGAGGCCGTATCTACTAGCTCTGATCTAATCAAGAGACCAAAGTACGTGTACGTCAACAAGGTCTACGATTCGTCTGATTTTTCAAAGCTTGGCATAGGAACAGCCTAATGTCACGCCCTGACGGTCGCGTAGAGCCGGGCCAGCCGCTACGCGGTGCGATCTCTGCCCGTGCGTGGAATCGGGCGCAGGACGCTGCCGACCTGGTGCTCGGTGCTCACGCTGGCACGTCGGGCTCCCTCGGCTCGCCGGTGCTGAAGCCGTATACGTGGGCCTACTGCCAGCCGTCTGTGACCGTGGCACGCTGGGGCGTGCTGGCGATCACTGGCGTGGCGATCACTCCTGCGAGCTCGTCAGGCGGTGCTACAGCGTCGTTTGAGGAGATGCCGGTTTTGACGGGTGCTGCGGCTGACGCTACGGCAAAGCCGTGGTGTGTGGCTGTAGAGCCTATTGAGTCAGGGAAGGTGGGACGGGTGGCGGTGGGTGGCGTTGTGCAGCTCAAGGTGGCGGACCTCGGCAAGGCGTCTGGCGCTCAGGTGCTGTGGAAGGACTCAACTTGGGCGTTGATTCGCATACAGGCCGGCGTCATTCGCGGCACGTTCTCGGCCCCGTGGAACAAAGGCAGCACGGCCACCGTCACGGACGCCACGCTGACAAGCGTCACCTACACGGGCGTGAAGAACTACCTGACGGCGGTCACGGGCACCGGCACGAAAGATTGCCTGATCGCATACGTTGGCGGCGAGTGGGTGCTGGTGCAGTTTGACCTGACGCAGCTCGACGGCTACTCCGCCGGCAAATCGCAAGTGCTGGGCACCGTGTCCGGCGCGCTCAAGTGGATCGACACCACGGCCTGCACATGACGCTAGCGACCAAAAACGGCGAGATCATTCTCAAGGACGGCCTGCTCGCAGAGAACTGCGGGTGCTGCGGTGGGTGGTATTGCTGTGCCGATTATCAGTGCGTGCTATCGCAAATAACTTCGGTGTCAGCAACGGTTGTGTCAAGCGATTTTAGCGACTGGCGTTACTCGCAGTACGGAAACGGCAATACTCAGTATCTGTCTCGTGCTTTTTTAGGTTCATTTTACAACGGAACGCACGCTCTGGCTAAAAGCCAAAGTAATTCTAGCGTGTGGCTATACTCGTTTCTTGATTCATCAGTTTCATCGCAACAGCAACCAGACTACAACGCAAGGTCTGCGTACATAACGCTTGGGCCTCGCTTTAATCCATCTATAAGTGCCGTGCAAATGGCAATTGAGTTTTGGTTTTATGAATTTGGCAAAACGACATTTGACGGAACATATAAAAACCCGTATGTCAATAACGAATACCCTGACACCATGGGCTTAGCTCCGCGTGCCGAAATAGTTTTTATTCCGTGTCCTGCGTTTCAAGAAGTGGCGTCAAGTACGTTCAGTTCAGTCAAACAACCGGGATCGTTTGTCCCGTCTGGCGAGTGGACGACGGTGCAGCAAACCGGCGTCTCCACAGCTTCTTTTTCAGTTGCTTGGTCTTGAACCATGCCCTGTTATCAATCCACAAATCTACCCGGCGGCGTCACGACCACAGGTCGCACGTCCTACACCACCGAGGCCGACTGCAACAACGCCTGCAAAGAGGGCGCGTGCTGCGAGGGCACGACTTGCACGGTCAAGCCGCAGTGCCAGTGCCAAGGGACGGGGAAGACGTTCAAGGGCGTGGGGACGACGTGTACGCCGAATCCGTGTCTGTGCTGCTGTGAGTTTTATGACATGAGGACCGGCGGCGTGATGATTACTCAGAACGACTCAGCCTGCATTGCTATTAACAATAAGAGAATCTACTCGTGTTACCCGACGCCGCTGGTGATAAGCGTTTCTGGGGTTGCGACCGCTTCTGTACCTAGCCAGCCTGCCATTCGTACGGATTTTTCATTTGCAAACACATCTCGCGCGACCGCAGAAGTATGCGGACAGTCAGGGTTGTATGTGGAAGATACTGCTGGTTATCCGGCTGAGTTTCTTACATATAGTCCACAATTACAAGTGTATGCGTGGTTCTCGCCATATGATAGCTTGAAAGACGTCAGCTCTGAAAGATGCAGCCAAGGCAGCGTAAGGTTGCGAATCCAATTAAATTTAAGCAAAGTTTTCGGCTCATACGGTAGCGAGTACGTGCTGGAGTACAGCGGATACCATAAGGGAGATTGCACAAGCCTTGACTCTTACCCTTCGCTATCCAGTATGCTCGCAGGCAAAACTGTAACCATGACGTGCGATGGAGCACTTATAAATCAAGGCAGTCGCCCTGTTACCTATGCAGCAGATCCGCAGGCCATTACGGTCAGCTTCGCCGCCAACCCGCTCCCATGATCACCACGCACCGCTCCAACCTTGAGTCACGTTGCACCGAGCGTGGCTACACGCTTGACGAGGTGATGCCGTGCGTTGTCTCCCAAAACGGCGACGAGTGGACGATAGACGTTGACCACTCGGCGTATCCGCAAGTTTCGCGTCTACCCGAGCCAGCACCGATTCCGACCCACGGCCCCGGAACCGAGCTCTCCAAGCTCTTGAAACGCATCGGCATCTCGCCAACGCCAACCTGCGCCTGCCGCGCAAAGCAGCAAGAGATGGACGCATGGGGCTGCGACGAGTGCAGCAAGCCGGAGCGGATCGACGAGGTGGTCGCCGTCATGCGGGCCGAGGCCGAAGCTCGCGGCCTGCCGTTCCTCGACATGGCTGGGCGGATGCTGGTGAAGAGGGCGATACGCAACGCACGGCGAAACGCTTGACAGTCCTGCCACGCTATTGGCATGGGACGCACTAAGCCACCAGCGAAGCCCAAGGCGGTAATCCTGCCGCCAGACCTGGACGAGGACGACGACGAGTTCGCTGGCGGTGGCATCCCTGACGATGACGGGTGGATTCACCTTGAAGGGAAGGAGCCTAAACGTGAAGACGAAGCAAAGCCGAAGCGTCGCGCTGCTCGACGACGTTCGCCGGGCAGTAAGTGACGCTCGCCACGGGCCTGCCACTTGGTATGAGCGGCTCTCCAAAGAGCAACGCGAGGAACTGGACGTTATCAAAGCTGAGTGGGTGGCCGGCGACCTCGGCACGCGAAAGAAGACGGTAGCCCGAGCCATCGCTGACAACATGCGTACCCGTGGCATCTCTGACGTTGGCATGCAGGGAGTAATCGCATGGCTAGAAAAAGCCTGAGAGACGATGTCGCCGCTGAAGTGAGCAACTCGCAGCAGCTTGCTGCCGACGCTGAACTCGCACGGCTACGGTCAGAACTGGCGACATACCGTAACCGGTACAAGCTGGCTCTCGCTCAGATTGACCGTGAGCGTGAACGTGGTGATGCCCTGGTGCAGCTGCACGGCATTGAGGCTGTGAAGCCGTCATTGCCCAAGTCTGTCAAAGGACCGAAGCACGCCGCCACTATGGTCGTGCTGCTATCAGACATCCACTGTGAAGAGCGTGTCGATCCCGAGACGGTGAACGGGCTGAACGACTACAGCCTTGACGTATGTCAACTCCGCATAAACGAACTCCACGAGCGATTCTTTCGGCTCCTTGAGCACGAACGCCAACTGGCGAAGATTGACCGTGTCGTGGTCTGGCTTGGAGGGGACTTTCTGAGTGGTCACATCCATGACGACACCGCTGAACTGGCACAGCTTGCACCGCTGTCGGCTACCCGTTGGATCGGTGAAAGGCTACGGGCTTTCATTGACGCCGTAGCTGATAATGCGAAGTCTGTCGTTGTCGCCACCAACAGCGGAAACCACGGACGCTCGACGGAAAAGCTACGCATCGGCACCGAGATGGAGCACTCGTTTGAGCAGCACCTATACCTCACGCTTGCCAGCAGCGAGAAGCGAAAGAACGTGCAGTGGCAAGTCGGCACCGGCTATCTGAACTACGTTAACCTTGATGGGTTTCTCGTTCGCTTCCATCACGGTCACGCCATCAAGTACGGCGGTGGCATTGGCGGCATCACGATCCCAACAAACAAAGCTATCGCAGCGTGGGACGCTGTGAAACGAGCGGATCTCACCTGCTTCGGGCATTGGCATCAGTTCCAATGGCTGCGAGCCGGTCGCTACGTCGCCAATGGCAGCGTCATCGGGCATTCGGCATACGCCACAAGAATCAAAGCGGCATACGAGCCACCGTGCCAGGCGTGCATCGTCATTGACCACGGACGCCACGAGGTGACAAAGGCAAT